TGAACAGCGTCTTAGAACAGCACGATGTCGACTCTTACGACTTTTGGGGTGAGCTTCAACTATCTTTGTGCAGAGATGGCATGATTCCGGCTGTTGTTGTTTTTGAGTGGCTTGGCTACTAATTAAAATTAATTAAGGGAGTATTAAAAATGAGAAATCAAGCAATAGAGCAACTTCAAGCAGACGTTCGCGATCATTTAGCAGATCGTTGGGACGAGCTAACAATTTATGAGCGTGCGGAGTACATCAGCGGCGTTAAAGATTGGTCAGAGCTTCATCACGATGTGTTTAATACCGATTACTACATCATCGGCACTTGGAAAGCCGAGCAATGGCTCGGAGACTGTGTTTTCGAAGTCGCTGCACTGATAGGCAGCTGGGAGCATGAGATTTTTGGCGAATTCACGACGGATTTCAGCGATCCTGAGGCTATTGTCAACATGTACGCTTACATTGAGGGCGAACGAGCGATACAAGAGCTTGCAGAGCGTTATTACGAATCGGAGGTGGCATAGCTATGGAAGAGGAATATTTTGAATGGGAAGAAAAGTATAAGCCCGTAAAAAACGGCGAATCTTATGCTTTTGAAACCTACGGGGCCGATCTGGGTAGAGTTACAAGCGCGCCAGATTCATTAATTTGGACGCTAGTCGAGGGCGATGATGGTAATACTTATTTGATTCAAGGGTACCACCACGTCAATCGCTTAAACTACTTTCTAGCGTCAGTGCCTTTTGTTGAGGGCGATAAAGATGAATATCTTGACACTATTTTTGATGATTGATTGGCCCTCTGTATTGCCCTGCCTATTGGTGGGGCTTTTTTTTGCCCGTAAAAAAGGGCGACCAGTGGCCGCCCAGTCGGGGGAGTAAGTCAGCAATCAACTAACCTTTTTAAAGGATAATCCAACTATGCAAAATATCAAAGCCACGCGGAAAATCGTGGCCTATTTTCGGGTTTCTACGCAATCACAAGGCGAGGCCGGGAACGGCTTAGAGGCGCAGCGCGAGGCTGTCGGCAAGTGGTCGGAGTCTAAAGGCTATCAAATACAGAGCGAATTCACAGAGATTGAGAGCGGTCGCAAGACTTGCCGCCCGCAGCTGTCGGCAGCTATTCAAGAATGTCGCGACACTGGCGCCGTATTAGTGGTTGCCAAACTTGATAGGCTGGCGCGCAACCTATCTTTCATCAGTAGGCTGCTAGATAGTCCCGTGCAATTTGCCGCGCTTGATATGCCAGCTCTGGACGATCCAGATGTATCGCGGCTAGTGATTCAGCAACTTGCAGCGATTGCAGAATTTGAAAGCGCTAGAATCTCAAGGCGAACGAGAGACGCATTGGCGCAAGTAAAGAAAAAGAAAAAGCTTGGCAGCCCAACCCCAAAAAATGGCGCGCTGGCATCGGGAAAAGCGCGCTCCAATGCGGCTTTGCAGCATACTATTGCAATTTGGCCAAAAATTGAGCGATTACGGGCGCGCAAAATTGTATCTTACCGAAGCATAGCAGCAGAGTTAAACGCTTGGGCTGTCCCCTTGCGCGAGAGCGCTGCGGGGCCTGTAATTCCTGACTTAATCAACGGGCCTAGATGGTCGGCGCAACATGTTAAAAATATCCACATTAGAGCAAAACAAGCGGGTTTGATTTCTGCTTGATAGCGCTATACGATTACTATTACTTAAACGGGAGTATTAAAAATGGCAAAATTATCACCTGATAACCACCTGAGCGGTAGCGTGCTACCTGCTTATCTTGGCCTTTCACCTTATCAAACCGCTTACGATGTTCTAGCTAATGCTAGATCCGGCGAGCGTCAAGAACTCGACAGCCTGCCAATCGATTGCGGCAACGCTTTAGAGCCTGTCATTCTTGATCGGGGCTTGCGCTTACTGGGGCTTGATCCTGCGTCCCTTAGCACTTGGCTTGAGAATGGCGTGCTTGCTGCTAAAAAGCACCCCGATATGGAGCTTTACTATTCAGACGATGGGCTTTTGACTGCCGAGAATTTTGTTATCGAAGCAGACGAGGTTAATGATATTCATGTTGTTAATGACTTTGGCCGCGTAATTTTGAGCGGAACTGTTGTGCTTGAGGCAAAGTTCACTACTGTGCCACGCCGCAATGACGATCCGCCGCTATATCGTGGGCCTATCCAGTTGCAGGCTGGCATGATGTGTCATAACGCATCGCATGGCATCTTAATAACCTGCTACAGCGGGCGTGATTTGGTTGTGCATGTATTCGAAGCACACCAGGCAACGCAGCAATTAATAACGGACGGCGTTGAATCATTCGAGCAACATATGCGTGACGATACATTACCCGATCCTAGCAGCATTCCTGAGCTTGTTGAATATTACGATAGCCCAAGTGAAGAACCGATTAATTTAGCAACCGAGCTGCTTGAAGCGGTTGAGTCTTACCAAGAGGCGAAAGCCGCTATTAAAGAAGCCGAAGCAGTACGCCAAGAGCAAGCAGCAATCTTAATGTCAGCTCTAGGTAATAGCACTGTTGGCGTGGTCGATGAGGTCTACAAAGTAAGCTGGCCAGTGCGTAGATTTAAAGCTAAGGCTGCTAAATACTGCCCTGCTTGCGAACATGAGCTAGAGCCTGCTAAGGCTGCTGCTGAAGTCCGTCAGAAAACGATCAGCATTAAAGAATTGGAGGGCTAATGGAAATCTGGAGTTTCAAATACGCCTGCCAGTACCTTAATATGACGGAAGGCAGCTTGCGCCACGCAATCGTTAAGGGTAATGGCCCTCTAACACACAAGCTGAAAGGCAGTAACACTATTTATTTAATCCCTACTGAGGTTATGGATTGGCGTTTATCGCAACGCGCAGCAGCACCCAAACCTACAAACCCCTGGAGTAAGAAAAATGAGCAATAAACTACCAACATTGGCACCGAGCAACATGACCGAAGCAATCGAGTTTAGCAAAATGATCGCTGGGTCTGGCATGGTTCCCGCGCAATACAAGAATAAGCCGCAGGATATATTAGTGGCTATCCAGTGGGGCTATGAGCTAAACATTCAGCCCTTACAAGCACTGCAAAATATCGCAGTTATCAACGGCAAGCCTTCAATTTATGGTGACGCAGCCTTAGCCCTGGTCAAGAGTGATCCGCGATGCTTGGGTGTTACCGAGTACGTTGAAGGTGAAGGCGATAATCGCACCGCATACTGTATTGCAAAGCGTAAATATGGCACCGAAGTTGAAGAAACCAAGCGAGCATTTAGCGTGGCCGATGCCAAGCAAGCTCGATTATGGGGGCGATCTGGCCCCTGGTCGCAGTATCCAGACCGCATGTTAGCAATGCGAGCGCGTGGCTTTGCTTTACGTGACGCTTTCCCAGACGCGCTCAAAGGCGTTATCACTGCTGAAGAAGCTCAAGACTACCCGTCCACTGGTAAACCCGTTGAGGTTGTAGCTGAAGCGCCAGCAAACCCATTGGATCGAATTGCCAAGCCTGATCCTAAGTTTATCGAAGCAATGCCTGAAGTTGTTTCTGAGCGCAAGACTTTTACAGACGATTACGGCGATCAGCATGACGTAGTTGATGTCGTTGAAGAGGAAGTGCCAAAAGTTGCGGTTGAATTAGAACCTGTTGAGCCTGTTGAGCCGGTTGCTGATGTTCCACGTGAAGCACCGATAGCGGATAAGCCTAAGAAAAAACTAGGCCGTGCTGCCCAGGCGTTAGCTGATGCTGAGTCTATGAAAAAGCCTGTTTACAAACTAATGCACTGGGACGGGGAGAAAGAGCATGGCACTTACAATATGCTACCTGAGTGGATAGCAGAGTTTAAGAAGGTAATGATTAAATACTACGATCGCCCTACTGTTCCTGAGCGCGAGCGAATGACTAAGCTGAGACAGCTGCGTGAAGCTAACCAGGCTGTGCTTGAAGCGCTAGATAAAGCAGACCAGGGCCGTATTAAAGATCACTACCTGAAATTATTAAGTAAGTTGGGAGCTGCAAATGGATAACAAGGCATCATTAACACCGAGACAGCGCCAGATATACGATTATATGATCGAGTTTATGGCAACGCATGGTTATATTCCGAGTCAGTACAAGATCGCTGAAGACTTTGAGATTAGCCAGCCAGTGATTGCAGTGCATCTAGCGAAGATTGAACAGCGTGGCTGGATCAAGCGGGCTGGGGGCATGGCGAATGGAATCACCATCTTATAGTTATCTCTTGTGTGCGGATCACGACACTGCTGTGGAATATGCCTCAATGCTGCAAAGCAAGGGGCATACATGCGTCATCGCATCGACTGGGGATATGCTGCTAGTCAGCACCCTAGAAGAATTTGATGCGTATCATGCGACCGCGCCAGTGCTAGAGATATTTCATGGGTTTGATATTTACGAGCCTTGATTAGTAGTGCGCTGGTAGTCATTGCATCGGCTATCAGCGCTTTTCTTAGTCTTAGTACATACTAATAAAATTATTTCTGTTTTTGTTTTGGCTTGCGGGTATGAGTGAACGCACGATTTGCACGTTGGCTTAAAGCTATACACTCATAAGCTCAAAATGCGGTGCATCGATAAACGTTGGGCGACCTTTTAACTTTTGCTTATCAACATACTCATCCATTGCAAAGATCATTGAATCATCCCAAGCCCTAATGTCATCTATATGCCAAGCACCACCCCAACGAACTGGGGCATCTACTTCAAAAGCAGCCTGGCGCATAGCCAGGGCAATATCACCATACGGCTCAAGCTCCCAGGTAACTTTGTTACCCTCATAAGCCACCAGGTCAACAGCATAACCGCTGATGTGTTTGCTTTTTAATGTCTGAGATTTACCCTCATCCACTAACTTCTGTTGCTCATCAATAGTACGCACGCCAGATGTTACACCAAAGTCTACTGATGTTATCTCGATAGCAATAGCAACCATCTGCTTTAATCTTTCGTCAACGCCTTGTAAGCGCTTTAGTGAACGTGGTGATAAGTGGTACATAGATCTCCTATTTCTTAAACATTTTAGTTAGTTGTTGAACGCCGAACGATGCGGCAAACACCACGCCTACGGCTGTCTTGTAAAAATCTGGCATAGTCTCTAGCGCAGCAAACCCACGCATGACTACATCTTCATTGCCAGTAAATGCCAAGATAAGCGGTATGCTTACTAAGATAGTTAGCCACTCGTCTTTCCAGGAACTAGCACTAGCTTCGGCCATTGTCTGATTCCAATCCAGCTCACCTGCTGCAACCTTCTTCATTACTTCAGCTTTAGCCTTAGTAGTTTCTAGCTTTGCATCGGCATTCGCTTTGCTTACAGCTACCTTACCGCCTATCCAAGTCTTAGCTACTTCTGCAATCGGGCCTAATAACATCTGTATCATAGTCTACTCCACCAATGGGTTTTCTAATGCTCTGCGTATCTTAGTGTCCATGCGTTCCTCAAGCTCTCTTAACTTAGTATCAACACTGGATGTTCTGTCATCAAACCAGACCTGGGCTTCTCGAACCATAACCCGATTGTCTTTCTCCATCTGCCTAGCTTCTTTCTCCAGGCTAATAATGTCTGAGCGCAGCGTGTCTTTAATATCTCGCGTGTAGTCTACTGCTTCACTTGATCTTGCGACAGCCAGGGCAACATCGCGCTCAATAACTGATAGGTCTGGGGCCTGGTATGCGGCGATCTTTGCCTTCATATCCATGTAATCTTTATAAACTTCAAAGCCACCATACAACGTACCGACCGAAGCAGACAATGCCATCACGACAGCCAGCATCTTACCGCCTGTAAACTTCACACCGCCTATCTCAATCTCTGCCATTGCATATCTACCATTCTGTTAATAACACTGTTGCTGCGTGCGGCATACCCAGTGTAACTTTTGTTGAGTGATCCATCTTTTAGTTGCGCTTGCTTATAAAACTGTGCGTCTTCAATATAAGTATCTTTTATTCTGGGCGCTGTGAGTAAACTAATCGCAACGGCCTGAGCAACCTGGTTGTAAGCATCTGTCTGGCCTAAGTCTGTCGCTGAAACCCCACCGATTGTCACATTATCCATGATTGTATCAAGTCTAATTGACCTTTGCTCTTGCGCCTGCTCTTGTTCTGGCTCTTGTTCTGGCTCGGCCTCCAGCTCTTGTTGCGCTTCAGCTTCCTGGGGCTGCTCTATCTCAATCTCAACCTCGGCTTCAGCCTTTACTTGGATCTCCGCTTCCGGCTCTTGAATCTCAAGCTCTACCTCTACCTCTGCCTGGATTTCTTGAGTATCC